AAAACGAGCTGAAGAAGGTCATAATATTATTAATGATAAAAAGAAGTGGCAAAGAGGCTGGCGCTAGTCAAGATGTAATAAATTGTAACATTGAACTAATATAGGTTGCAATATGTAATATATGTGTTTAAATAGTAATAGTTCCCAGGAGAATTATTATATGAAATATATTACAGCAGCACTAGCAGCGTTATTCCCACTTGTCCTATCAGCACAAACATACACTAACGAAGTAGCAAGTATCATCAACGATAATTGTGTAGTGTGTCATCGCGCAGGCGGCATTGGACCAATGAGCTTTGAAACATACGAGCAAGTAAGACCGTGGGCTCCTCTTATTCAAATGAGAGTAGCAAACAGAGAAATGCCTCCTTATGCTTACGATCACGGTATTGGTATACAGGACCTACAAGGTGATTGGCGACTTTCACAAAACGATATAGACACAGTTGTTGCGTGGGTAAATGCAGGCGCACAGTACGGCGATGCTGATATTGTAGTACAAGCACCGCCTTTACGAGATCCAGAAGCATGGAACTTTGAAGCAGACTTTGGCGCACCAGACGCAATTATTCCTAGTGTGGCAATAGATATTCCTGCAAACGGAAACGATCTATGGCACAAGCATTTAGTACCAACAGGACTAACTGAAGACCGTTGTATTAAAGCAGTACAAGTAAAGCCCCGTGGCGATGCAAAAGCAGTAGTACATCACGCTAACTCAAGTATCATAACATCAGAAGGGCGTGAAGGCATGCTCACTGAGTACGCCATGGGAAAGTGGGGAGAGATTGTGCCAGAAGGAGTATGTCGCACAATCCCAGCAGACGCACAAGTGTCATGGGACATTCACATGTTCCCAGGTGGACTTGGCGCAATGGCTCCAGGAGCGGTTATCAAAGACAACGTGGTAGAGATTGGACTCTGGTTATATACCGAAGAGGAAAGCGCACAACTGAAATACAAACAAGATTTGAGTTTGTATCGCCTTGGAGATCAGGACGATTTAGTTATCCCACCCAATGGATATGCAATGACTCAAGGCTTTCACAGTTTCGATCATCCTGTACGTTTAGATAGTTTTCAACCGCATGGACACTTGCGTATGAACGCAGCAAGTTTGGAAATATTCTATCCACAAACAGGACGCACAGAACAGATTAGCCAAGTAAGCAACTGGAGCGCAACATGGCATCACAGTCATTTGTATGATCCAGACGTAGCACCACTCTTACCAGCAGGAGCAGTTATTGTTCTAAAGCAATGGTATGACAACACAGCAGAAAATCCAAATAATCCAGATCCAGATATGTGGGTAATGGGAGGTTCAAGAACAGGAGACGAAATGACTCACGCTTGGCTTGCTATTACACATTTAGACGATGAAGGATACAATAAACTAAAAGAGGAAAGGAATGGAAAAGTTAAAATTGCTAATAGATAATCGCGATGGTTTAGATCCCGATTCAGAAGAATATCAAGAACTAACTGAAGAGATTCAACTTTTGCAGAACGATTTAATAACAGTAGCAATCATAGGAGAAAATTAATGACTAGACTAAACGCAGGAGCAATAACTTTTGGACTTATAGTTTTACTATTTGGTGCAAGAGCGCAAGCAGTAGAAATTGATTACGCAGAAAATGTAGCACCTATCTTTATAGAACAGTGTCAATCATGCCATAGAGAAGGCGGTATCGCTCCTTGGGCAATGACTGACTATAGAATGCTTCAAGCATTTGCACCTGCAATCAAAGAAGCAGTTACAACATTAAGAATGCCACCCGGACAGATTGATCGCAAGTTTGCAAAAGATATTATAAATCATCGTACACTAAATGATTTAGAAATGGAAACTATTGTAAAATGGGTCAATGCAGGAGCACCTGTTGAGGGCGATAGAGATCCTCTAACAGAAACTACTTACTCTACTTCGGAGTGGGTACATGGTCAACCTGATATGATTATTGAAGTACCTGCACAAGAAATACCTGCAGGTCCTTCTGCTATTCCTTATCGTTATGTTGGAGTAGACTTAGGTCTTACAGAAGATAAATGGCTAAGAGGATCAGAGTTCTTACCTTCAGAGCCTACTGTAATGCATCACATGCTCAACTCAGTAGCAGTTGCAGGCGAGCGCAACGGTAACATCTTAGGTACACAGGGCGGCGGTCAAGAAGAAATGAACAACGCTGCTATCAGTGCGTATGTTCCTGGTGGTGACCCTGATTACTATGATGAGAACACAGGCGGCTTACTACGAGCAGGTAGTAAAGTAAACTTGCAACTACACTACACGCCTGATGGCATACCTAGAACCGACAAAGCACGAATAGGTTTGTACTTCCACGATGAGGGAGTAGTACCAGAAGAGAGAATGGCAGGCGACTGTGCTTGTATCTTCCCTAACAACTGGACGCCTATTCCCCCATACGATCCTAACTTTGTACAGACAGCAGAGATTACATTGAAAAATGATATCAGGTTGCATACATTCTTGCCACACATGCATTTTCGTGGTAAGAGCATGAAAGCAAAAGCAATCTATGCTGATGGAACTGAAGAAGAGTTGATTGATATTCCTCGTTACGATTACGCTTGGCAACTTTCATATACTTGGAGAGAGCCTAAGTTTATTCCTGCAGGAACTCGTTTGTTCGTAGAAGGCGCATTTGATAACTCAGCAGACAATCCAATGAATCCAGACCCAAGCAGACTAGTGCCTTGGGGACAGATGTCGGAAGATGAAATGTTCTTCGGAGCATTTACTTGGAAGAATGTAGACTAGTTATAGTTTACCAATAGGCGTAGTACTAGAAGCAGTCATATTCCATTTTTGCTTCTGTTCTACGCCTTTCTTTTGAGCAAAAACCTTACTATCACAGTTCTTACATACGTGAAAGTAGGAATTACTTAAACGTTTAGGATCCATACTACCTCTAGCACGTTCAAACTCTGCATCACAATTATCACACCTAAATACGCAATGCGTTTGTTCACGCTTATAGGCATGTTCCTTGCCCATTTTGCTAGTACGCACATGCCGGGTTTGTTTTTTAAATTCTCTTATAAACATAAGTATATTTAACATTAAGATTATAAAACGCAACGATAAATACTATCATAAGAAGGATCATTCATGAGTATAGTTACACTAACAGACGCAGCAAAAGCACAAATTGATAGTATATGTCAAGAAAATGACAGTTATGCAGTCAGTCTCAACTTAAAAGGTGGCGGATGTGCAGGATTTGAATACGATTGGGCTACTGTAGCAACAGAAGCAGATCTAGAAGCAAACGATATAGTTATTGATTCAACTACAGGTAAATTTGTAATCGGAGCAACAGCAGTAATGTACATGATAGGTACAGAGATAAATTACAAAAAAGATATAATGGGTGCAACTTTTGAAGTTAACAACCCTAACGCACAATCAGCGTGTGGTTGCGGCATAAGTGTAAACTTTGACGTAGACAAATTAGATAATTCATTAGCAATCCCAGCAATATAAAAACGGAGCAAGACAAATGGCAAAGCAAGGTATAGACATTGGCATCGAAGGTAATGACGGCACAGGCGATAGTATACGCGAGTCGTTTCGTAAAGTAAACGAAAACTTTCAAGAGCTATATGCAGTATTTGGTATCGGCGGACAAATTTCGTTTACTGATCTTAATGATACTCCAAACACTTACGAAGGTAACGAAAACAAAGTTCCTCTAGTTAAGTCAGACGGTAGTGGATTAAACTTACTTGACTTTGCTTCAGACAATAGTCTTGACGGTACACCAGACACGATTGGCTTTGACTTTACTGTAGATGGTAAAGTAATTATTAAACAACTTGTGTCAAAAGTATCAAACGACCCTGAGCCTATCTTAGGCGGACCTATGGATGCTGCTACACAGCCAATTGCAAATGTAAGTGTTACACAGGCTGCTATTGATACATTCAACTCAGTACACGGCACAGACTTAACAACTGGTGCGCTTGTAATTGACAAAGCCTTTGCTGACAGAAACTATCAACAAAAAGATGTTGCAGGTGGCGGATTACGTTTAGGTGACGAACCTGCTGATGCTAGTGGATATGTGTATACTGCTACAGGTGTAAGTTTAGGCAATCTTCAAATAGCTGCTCATGGACTAACAACAGCGTTCAATGGCGCCGGATTTATTTTTAATTCAACAGGCACTGATCCGTTTGGTGTTACAACAGGTAGTACTTATTATGTTAATATTGTTGATACAAATACTATTTCGTTATATGCATCTGAAAGTGATGCTATTAACACAACTGGAAGAATACTATTAAGTGGCGGAACAGGTACATTCTCAATTACTGATGCGGCATACGATAGTGAACTAGAAGGTTATTGGTTAGAAAATGTTGCTATTCCTCGCAAGAGTATTGTAAGACGTCAGGGCGATGATATGACAGGCGCTCTTAACTTGTTTGATCATCCAGGCGAACTACGTGGTACAGGTTTACCGAATGGCCCAGACGATTTACAAGCAGCAACAAAATTATATGTCGACAATGCAGCAGCGCAAAGTACAGTTAACTTATATGTAAGTACAGCAGGCAACGACTTACAAACATTTACACCAGATGGTAAAGAAGGCAGAGCACCAGCATATGCATATCGCACAATTAATGCAGCAGCACGTAAAGCAGAAGAATTAATTATTGCTGCTCCGCCTGAGCCGGGTCCGTATATGCAGACTATGGAATATGTAGGAGGAGACACTGCATTAACAAACACAGTTGGCATTGCTAGTCCGATTGCTGATCGTGCAAATGCTAGAGCAATCATTGTTGCTAACAAAGAATTTATTGCGAAAGAAGTCACAGGATACATTGATGCAACTTTCCCTAACTTTGCAGGAACATACAGTTTAGAAATTTGTCAACGTGATGTTGAATTTATCTTAGATAGTGTTAGTTTAGATGCACTACTAGGCAACAATGCTAACTATCTATCACGCTGGGCTGGCATACGTTACTACTCAAATGTTAGTGCGCAAAAAGCAATTGGCTCGCAGCGTGTAGAAACTATTGCTGGTATTACATATGCTAAAACAATTGTTACACAATATATTTTAGCAAATTTGGCAGTTCCAACAACATACCAAACTCGTGTACCCCAAGTTACAAACTTACCTTTGCCAGATTCAAGTGCTGATGAAGTAATCGGCAGCAAAATGGATGTTGTACTTGACGTTATCGACAACGGAGTACTAGATGCTCCACAAATTATTGACGGAACTACTAATTATAAAATTAATGTTAATAACGGAGGACTTGGATTTATTAACCAAGCCAATCCAGAAAACACAGACATTATTCCTGGTAAAGTTGTACGTGGTAAAAATTCAGGCGCAGTTGGAAGAATTATTGACTACAAATACGAATCAGGCCCAAGAGCAGTTAGTGTTGTAGGTACAGATGAGATTGAAATACAACTACTTGAACCTATTGAATTTGTTGCAGGTGAAGAACTAGAGTACGGTAACTATGTACGTGAAACACAGATTTCAATTAGAGTTGAATCAGGTATTTACGAAGAAGATTATCCAATTCGTATTCCTGCAAACGTAAGTGTTAAAGGTGATGAATTTAGACGTTGTATTGTGCGTCCTAAGAAACGTATTTCACAATCACGCTGGGCAAACACATTCTTCTATCGTGATGCAGAATTTGATAATCTAGTATTAGGTAAATCAAATATTGAAACAGTTGCATTTGATGCACAAGCTGATGCATCTAGAACACCAGGTACATACAGCGTAAGTTTATGGTCTACAGATAAATTTGGCAAAGATGCAGAATTTGATATTACTATTGCAGCCGGCGGCTCAGTATCTGCTATTGTACCTACTAATGCAGGTACAGACTTCCAGCATGGTGAACGAGTAACTGTACTAGACGCACAACTAGGCGCCGGCGGCGCGAATAGCATTACATTTACAATTGCTAGTGTTCCCAACGGTATTGAATATATAAATCCGCTAACAGGCAGGGCAGATGGTTACTTTGGTTATCATTACTTAGATCAACCTGAGAAACTTAAAAATACAGGCGCTGGCTACGAAAATGTCGGAAAGTGGGAAACAAACGCACTTACACTTATTGACAACAAAGAGTTCATACAAGAGCAAGTTGTTAACTATATCGAAACTACATATCCTGCACTAGTTGGTAGTTATAGTAGAGCAAAATGCTTTAGAGACGTAGGCTTAATTGTTGATGGTCTTATAAAAGATTTACGTAATGGCGGCAATGAGTTCTCACTAGAAGTCCAAGGCAACTATTATGCTGGTGCTGTTGAAGCAGGCACAGAAGATGAAACTGTTGCAGGTATACAACATATCTATACAGTCGCAAGTAAACTAATAATTGGTGAAAATCCTACAACGCTTTATAATCAAGCAGGTGGCAGTGAAGGTGATAGACTTTATGCAGCAGACTTATTTAATGGCTCAGGTGAACCAACAGCATGGACAGCAACTAAAGTATACAGACTAGGTAATATTGTTAAATTTACAACTGGTCTGAATGTAACCACATACTATACTCCAACTAAAGAACACACAAGTGGATCAACATTTAGTGCAGCAGAAATTTCAGAATTTTGGAGAGTAATTGACGGCCCTGCAACAGTAATACAAAACTTAATTAATACTGTTAAATTTGCATTCGATGCAGATTATAATCCTCCATTAAGCAACCTTGACATGGATGTGTTCTTAATGAATGATGCAACAATGGTACGCAATATTACTGTACAAGGACATGGCGGATTTATGTGTGTGCTTGATCCTGAAGGACAGGTTCTAACTAAGTCTCCATATATCCAAACTGGCTCAAGTTTCTCACAATCACTTAACAAGCAAGCGTTTAGAGGCGGATTGTTTGTTGATGCGTTTGTTGGTAATTCAGCGGTACAAGTTGTTGAGAAAGTAGATGGCAGTGCGTTTAGATTAAAAATTCAAAGTTTCGGTTCTCCAACACAGCCACAAGGTTTGTTTGTAAGACGTCCTGAAACACCAAGTGCATTCTATATCGACGGCAGACGTTTCCAAGTTAATGCTGTTACAGCATACGATAAGACTTTAGGTACAGCAGAACTTATACTATCACCTAACTCAAACAGCGGCGCAGGGTTTACTGGTATTACGAGTACATTAGCAACCGGAGTTGATTTAGACTCAGTTGGCACATTTGAATTTGATAGTGTAAAGTGTGCTAGAGATACTGGATACATTTTAGACGGTATTACATTTGATGTTGCACTTGGCACAAACTATAATAGTGTGTACAACGGACTTGCTTATCAAAGAGCAACAGGGTCGTATGTACAAGACAATCAACAGACACAAACTGTACAAGCCATTACAAAAGGTAAAACTGAAGTAGCAGCACTTACAGAAATAGCAGATAGTGCAACAGCATTAGCAAGATCAAATGCAGGCTTTGATGAAGTTATTGATATTATCAATAACGGTACACAGAGTGTAAGTGAGCCAGGTGATGGTGTAGCAGATGCACTTACTTTCCCTTCTCCTGCGTCACTTCCAACAACCGATGCAGATGACGCTGCTTCAAGACTACAAAACAACAGAGCATTTTTAGCAGCTGAAGTTGTTGCATTTGTAAACAATAATACTCCTCCAGCAGGATACAATCAAACTAAATGTGCTAGAGATGTAAGATACATTGTCGATGCGTTAACGTATGATATTCTTTATGGTGGTAACAGCGGCACAATAACTAACGCTATGGCATACTTAGATGGTGCAGCAGCTCAGTTACCAGAAGCACAAAGAGTTGCTACAGCAGCAGCATACGCACACCTAGCAACAGTAGTTGCAGCAGTTGTTACAGATGCAACCGGTGTCGCTACTACAACTCCACAAATTGGAAACGTAGAAGTACAAGATACATCAGGAGCGGCAGCAACAGCAACAGAAGGTAATGCATTAGATGCATTACTACAAATTATCGAAAATGTTGTTACAGCAGGTAATTTAACCAGCTTGCCATTAGTTGTAAATCCAGATCTAACAACACTTGCAGTGAGTGCAGAGCTAACAGATGCAGCAAATGATGTTATTTCTAATAGAGCATTAATTATTAATCGTGTTCTACAAAGTATAGACGCACCATTGCCAATCACACTACAAACAGCTGGCAACAGAAGTATACTAGGCAACGACTTTACACAAGTTAATGACTTGGGTTACGGACTAGTTGCTGCCAACGGCGCACTTAGCGAAATGGTTAGTATGTTTACGTACTACTGTCACGCTAGTTACTATTCGAAGAATGGTGCTGAGATTAGATCACTAACAGGTTCGAGTTGTTATGGCGAGTTTGGTCTAGTCGCAGAAGGTAGTGATCCAAACGAAATTCCAGATGCAATTGCATTATACCAAGATATGACGCAGCCAGCAAAGGCGTTTGACGTCGATGCAATATTGTTTACAACAGGCTTCTTAACACTAACCGCAGGCGAAACATTAACACAGGCAGGCTCAGGAGCAACTGGCGAAGTTGCAGTTGCAACAAGTACAACCGGCGGATCAAATGTAATCTACTTAACAAATATTGGAAGTGCATTTGATACAACTAACCAAATAACAGGTAGTGTAAGTGGTGCGCTTGGCGCTGACAGTGTTCCGGTTAGTGTTGATTCAAACGGTTATGACAATCCTAAAGAAGGATTGTCGGTATATGTTTACGATATGCAAGATGCTCCAAGTAACAGATCAGAAGTTAACGTATATCACCCAGCTCGTCCGGCATTTGCACGTTATGAAGTTGCAAACGCAGAAGTAGTACAGCACATAGTCGGTGAATATCCATTACTAGCAATAACAACAGACTACACTGCAACTATTGCAAATGGCACAGCTATAGGATTTGTATTTAATTTATACAAAACAATTGATGCAGGATATACTGCAACCTTCGCAGAAGCGAATGATGGTACAAACTACACAATAGGTGATCAGTTTGTAGTAACTGGTGACAAACTAGGTGGTACAACGCCTGCAAACGATTGTACAGTCACCGTTGCTACTGTCGACGGCAGCGGAGCAATACTTACAGTTACAGTAGCAGGTACTATTGCAGTTGAAGCAAGCACTCCGATGTACAGTGGTAAGATTTACAAACTAAACTTTAGTACAGGCGATGCTGCATTTAGTGCTAATGGACTATTAGAAATTGTACCGTTTAACACAAGTATTATTTACTACAGAAACCAGACACACATTGTTAGTGATTTAGCCCGTCCGGATATTTTAACTATTCGTCCGAGTACTGCGCTAACGTTTGATGAAAATCCGGACTTTGTTTACAGAAGTATTAGCTTTTTAACAAGTGACAGTTTAGGCGATGAGTTGCCAGAAAATACTTCTCAAGCAGGATTAGATAGTACATATGACTTTGTTAGATTAACTGTAGATTCCGCTAAAGCGCAAGAAGTTGCACTAGCAGGTACAGGCACAACCAAAGGTAATACTGTTGGCGATACAGTGCTTGCTATTAAACTAGCAGATGATAATGAAATCTTTAGACTTAACAACAACGCAAGAACGCCTGCAAGTAATAGACCCGCAGGTTCGACAGCAGATAGTTTAACATTAGAAGCACCAATTATTACTTGGGCCGGCAAGAAGCATTATGTGTTTAACTACCGCGGTGTCGGAGCAGGCGATGTAATTGAAGAGCCTGGTGAAGATAACATATACGCAATTGTTGACCTAGTTGACTACGATACAATCAACCAAACAGATGCAACAGGCATTGCAAGTACAGCAGTACTAGGATCAGAACTTGTTACAATTAGAGCAGGACTTAAAGCAGGCGCGACAGGACAAGTTACAGTTAACATTAGTACATGTCGTGCAACAGGACATGACTTCTTAGACATCGGTACCGGCGGATTCAACTCAAGTAACTATCCAAACGTTATTTTTGGTGAACCGGGTGAAAAGAAAGAAGCTAACGAAGTTATTGAAAAAGGTAAAGGTCGTGTGTTCTATGTGAGTACAGACCAAAACGGCATCTTTAGAGTTGGTAGATTCTTTAGTGTGGACCAGGGTACTGGTACTGTTACATTTAGTGCATCACTTGCGCTTTCAGATGTTGACGGACTAGGCTTTAAGCGTGGTGTTGTTATTACTGAATTTAGTACAGACACAGCGATGGTAGACAATGCTTCGGATACAGTACCAACAGAAAGTGCTGTACGTGGCTATGTAAACAGGCGCTTGGGTTACGATGTAACTGGTGCGCCAGTTAGTAATAAATTAGGACCTGGAGTACTTGCTCCAAACGGCGCTGTTCCGATGACAGACGATTTGAACGCTGCTGGCAATACAATTACTAACTTAGCAACTCCAATACAGCCAGCAGATGCTGCAATTAAATCATATGTTGATGACGGACGTGGTGACATGGACGAAATTAAAGATTTACGTAGTGTTGAATATAATAACATTGATGTAAATCAGTTACTGGTATCCACAGGCAAAAAGAAACTTATTTTAGATGCAGGTAGTATACTAGGCGGCGGCTTTGTAGCCGGTGATGTAATTACAGGTAGTATATCAGGTGCAACAGGTACAATTATTGATGTTGTTGATGGACTTGTTGGTATTGAAGGTAATATTGTTGAAATTACGTACGATGTACTGACAGGAGTGTTTAGTGATGGCAAGCCTGCAGATGGACTAGCAGCAGACATACTTACAGCACCAGGCGGCAAGCAAGGTACCGTAATAGACGGTCCGATAGATGAATGGGCTAACGGTGTTGCAAACCCAGCAAGTGATATACAAATACTTACTTCTAGGACGCCTGGTGTTGGTAGACAAACTACACTTAATTTACAAATTAACGCAGACACAATTGTTAATAGCGACATTTCTGGTACAGCACAAATACTACAGAGCAAGCTAAATTTAAATTCTGCGACTACAAGAACTAATGCAACAGGTATTAGTCAAAGTGACTTAGGTAGTGTTAGTTTTGACGATGCTAAGTTTGAAGTTACAGATGGATGGGTTACAGTTAAACCAGCAAGTGTACCAGTAGGAGATTTACAAAATATTGCAAGTAATACGTTACTAGGCCGCAGTGCAGCAGGTTCGGGATTAGTTAGTGAAATAACATTCGCTACAGTAGTTGACGAAGGCTTAGGATTAGCTGACGGAGACTTTGTTACTGAAATACTAGCAGCAGCAGATGCAGGTGAAGTACTAGTTAAAACTGGCGATGGTACATACGGTATTAGTAATATAACTAACACAGGCGAAGTCAATAGTATTGTTAAAACTGATGCTAGTGGTACTATCCAGGCTAACTCATTAATACTTGGTGGCGATTCAAGTTATGAAGTATTAAGTTTAGATAGTTTAACATTACAAGTTAAAACACCTGCACAAGGTTTAATATTTACAGCAGTTGGCGGGAATGGTGGCGCAAGTCCAACATATCCAGACATGCTAGTAAAAGGTAGCGTTGGCATCGGTGGCACTGGAATTGCTGAAAGTATTTTACAAGGTACATCGAACTTTAATGGAGAGAAGGTACTAGGGGTAGATTGGATCTACTCAAGCTTTATTGAAGCACCTGGTGAAAAAGGCGCAGCTAGTACAGCTATTGCAATCGGCGCTAATACTGGTAAAACTACAGCTGGACAAGTTGCTATTATTACAGCTGATACAGGCAGTGCATCGAGTGTTGCACCTGCTATCTTTAGTTCAACAGGAGTTGTTCCTGATACCGATGCCACTTATGATATTGGTAGTGCAACTAAAAAGTATGCAAATGTTTATGCAACATTGTTCCGTGGTACTGCTACTGAATCATACTACGCTGACTTGGCGGAGAATTACTTAGCTGACGCAGAGTATGCTCCGGGCACAGTTATTGAGTTTGGCGGTGCAGCTGAAGTTACACAAAGCACAACACACGGTACACATCGTGTAGCAGGCGTTGTATCAACTAACCCAGCACACTTAATGAACTCACACTGCGAAGGTGACAACGTTGTTGCAGTAGCACTACAAGGGCGTGTACCATGTAATGTAATTGGTAAAGTTGCCAAAGGCGATATGCTAGTAGCAAGTAATATTCCAGGATATGCAATTGTTAACAACACTCCAGCAGTTGGTAGTGTTATTGGTAAAGCACTTGGTGATAAACTAGACGGCGAACGCGGCACAGTTGAAGTTGTAGTAGGAAAGCACTAATGGACAAGAACGCAGTAGACAAACTAATTAAAGCCGGTGTAAAAGCCAGCAATGATACAAAAAATCCGCAGGGTAGGCAAGTTGTCCACACTGCGGGTAAACTAAGAATACAAGTAAACAAGGGAGCAGACCGTGGCCAAACAAACCGTTAATTTAGGGACCAGTGCAAACAAAGGCGACGGCGATCCGTTGCGCACAGCATTTGACAAAGTAAATGATAATTTTGATGAGTTATATACAGCAGACGCTACATTTATTAGTCTTGCGACACTACAAACTGAGGTAGCAGCAGCTACTGACTTTGCAGACTTTAAGGCAAGAATAGCAGCACTATAATACTTCAAGCGGATACGATAAATATGTATAACAATAGGATAGATGAGAATGGCCAATAGATTTCCCCTAGTACTTGATACAACGGATAACAACAAGATTAAAGAAATCCAAACTGGGGATAACTTAAACCTTGCAGACAATAGTATCGTAGGTGTGCAGAACATAACTGCGCTAGGAACTATTAATGCCGCAGACATAACAGTTAACGGTAATAGACTAGTTGCACAAGCATTTAATGATCTAACAGATACTCCAAGTACATTTGTTGGTTCTCCAAACTACTTTGTAAAAGTTAAAGCAGACGGTACTGGACTAGAATATAGACCACTAAGTGATTTGGGCAATATTGAAATTGATACTATTACTGTTGATACTAGTATTGTTCCGAGTACAACAAATGTAGGTAATGTAGGTACAGAAGCTAAAAAGTTTAATGAAATTGTTGCTACTACACTAAAAGGTAATTTAGTTTCTTATAATGAAGAAATTGTTTTTGATGCTACAACTGGAAAAGTAAGTTATGCTGCACTACAAGGTGCTCCGACTTTCCTTTCAGAATTTACAGACGATATTGGATATTTACAAACCTCTGATTTAGACACAACACTAGCAGGATTATTTGACGACGGCGTGCCGTTTACAACAGATATTGTAGGCAGTGTGTTTGGTGATGATAGCACATTATTAGTTGATGGCGTAAATGGTAAAATTATCGGAGATGTTCTAAACACCGAAGTTACTACTACAGATATAGTTGCAACAAACGCAACAATTACTACAACAACTGCAACAACTATAAATGGTCCAAGTACAGGCAATTTAGCAATAGATGCTGGCACTAGTGGTATTATTAACATAGGCGCAGGTGCAAGCACTACTGCTGTTAATATTGAAAATGCAGTAATAGAAACATTTAATCAAGGTCCAGGATTAGGTATTGCTGAAATAACAGCAAGTACTGATTTACAAATTACAGCAGGCAACAGAGTTAAGATAGATGGCGGAGTTCCGTTTAGAATCTCTTCAACAACTACAGCTCTTCAACTAGCAATTGCAGCACAAGAAGGCGATGTAATTTACAACACCACAACAAGCCGTTTGCAAATGTATCAAGGCAGTGCTTGGAAAGACGTTAACGGAAACGTAGAAGCAACAGCAGGCACATCA